GCCATACCCAATTGCAACGTGTCGGAAATATCCATGCGGGCAATATCGTCTTTAGTCAAACTGGGTTCGGTCATTCTTGGCAGAATGCGTATCAACGCGTCTACATTCATTTGTAAAATCTCAGACAAACCTACACCGCTAAAACCACGTGTTTTTGGCTTGATAAGGGTGATCGTGGTAATCGTTTGTTCGCCCCGTGTGATAGGGGTATCAAGCGTAATCGTCTCAGTTGCCATTATTTTTATCCTTAAAAAATTGTTTGGGGTCTACCGGTGGTCTCTAGCGTTTGTGTCTTGTCGTTACAAACCAATATTGCGACGATGCTCAGCTAATCTATCTACGCCACCGATTTTCTCGACCAAGTTAACAAGATCAATTTCGACGAGATCACTGCTATTGACGGTCAATTTGTAATACGACAAGCTGTACTTTGTTTTGAAATCTGAGTTGTCTCCTGCTTTAGCATTGCCAAAATCAACCTCCTGGGCGCGACCCCGCACGACAATCTCAACGGCATCACATTCGCCGCTATCATCACGTTGATAAGAACCGGCAAAGCGCAGCATGACGCCATCTAGCTTGCCTATACCAAAACTTTTTAGAACATCTTGCATAAAGCCACCATAGGTCACTTCAAGCTCTAGCTTTTCCATGCCGAGATCAATATCGACAGAGCCACTCATACCGCCAGAGCGGTAGTCTTCCATCTTGCGTGCGAGCTTAGGTAAGGTGATTTCTATACATTCACCAACGTAATTAACGCCATCCGTAAAAACATTAAATTGTTTTAGCTTGCGTGGCAGAGCCATTAACTTGCCCCTCTATAAAATTAAAGTAGTGATTGAAAAACAGAAAAACTGTGTAGTGGCAAAGTCGGGTCATAAAGATATTCAACGCGCTGTGACCCATCTGCTTCGATGATGGTAAAAACGGTCGCAATATGATCATCTCGGCTAACGCCCGTGCCGATGCTGTGCGCATCAAAGTTGCAAGAAACGGTATCCATTATTTAAACGCTAATACTTTTGGAAAACTCCATTAAGTAACGATCCGTAATACGCTGACGCAGTAATAAGTTTTCTAATGGAGGCACGGGCGTATAGTCATAATCGATATAGAGCTTGCCCGCTTTGAGAACAGCTTCGTCATTAATGTGCGCATCAAACCAAGCGTATCCGCCTAATAAATAGCCATTACCAATAAGTTCGCGAAATTTGGCATTGAGGCCATTGAGAATATCTTTGACAAGAGAGGGATGCAGGGGCTTATCAACCGCCCAGAGATGGGCTTCCGCCATCGTATCAGCGAGCACCTGCGCAGTGCGTGTGTAGTTTTCAAAAGAAAAAAGCGGATCAGCTGCACAGGTACGTGATCCCCAAAAGCGAAAGCCATTGCTATTGATGAGCGTGCTTACTTCATGGCTGTTTAAATAACCTGCGTCTGTGTTTGGGTCTTGCAAATCCCAAAACACATCGCGATTGATCCCCATAACGCCTGTTACAGGAATATTCGATAAAGTCTTGTGCCATCCTGTATCTTGATCAATTTTTGCGCGTAAGCCCACCGCACGCGCCGTGGCCCAGCTCGCTGCTCCTTTATTTTTAACCGTATCCCAGCTGATAAAATCAGGCCAGATCACCATGATCTCTCGCTGGCCAAAGTTATGCCGATAAGTTGTCGCTTCTTCTTTTGACGTGCAACCATAGGCACTGACATACGCAAAGGCGCGTAGCTTGGCAGCGATATTCGCTAATTCTGTTGCCACAGCAAGCGTATCAAGACCCGGTGCAGCTAAAATACGCGGCTTCACACGTAACCTATTCTGCGCAGCAAGCAAGGCTTTCATACCGGTGAATCGACCATTCGCATCCGTGCCACCAATCACAGCGCTATTTCTTTCTTCCTCGCTGGCACCTTCTTTAACACGAACAACGACCGTTAGTGCATTTGCTTGATCACAGATCGCATCTAAAGTGGCCGCGAGTGTTCCGCTTTTTCCTGCCTTGCCAATCGCAGTAGGAAGATGCGTTAATAAAACCGGGGTATCGAGTGGAAAGGTTATTGGATCGGCATCATCAGATGTACAAACAACACCGACCACGGCGGTATTAACCGTGCGGATAGGGCGTGTCCCCTCGTTAATTTCAATGACACGCACGCCGTGGTGGTAGTCGCTCATGCATTCTCCTGTAAGTAGTTAATCCACCACAGGATGATGAGTTAGTACATCGTTGTCATTTGGTACCTGTTGTATATCTGGGAAATACAACAGATCTATTAACTGAACCCAATATATATATGGGATTTATACATAAATTTGACAATAAGTAATCGATCGATTACGATAAGTGTATGTTCTCGATTAAACCACTTCCCGAATTTATAACATGGCTTGATAGCCTTGCAGATACGTCAGTGCGCGCCACAATTGTGGCGCGGATTAAGCGACTGGAGCGTGGATTAATGGGAGATGTTACGGCAGTAGGTGAAGGCGTTTCAGAGTTGCGCATCCATATGGGCGCAGGGTGGCGTGTGTATTTCACTTAACGGGGAACACAAATTATTGTATTGCTTGTTGGCGGCTCTAAGCGCACACAAAAAAATGATATTAAACGTGCCAAAACGCTTTCAGCATCGATTGACTAAAGAGGAAATAAAATGGGGAAGCGTATCAAAGTAGATGATTTACCCGAATTTGAGGCCACTTCTTATCTTGACAGTGAAGAAGCGATAGCGGCTTATTTAACGGACATTTTAGAAGCAAACGATGCTGGATTGTTAGCGGCAGCGCTTGGCGATATCGCACGTGCACGTGGCATGACTGAGATCGCTAAATCAGCAGGGATTGCACGAGAAGCTTTATACAAGGCATTGCGCTCTGGTAGTGCGCCACGTTTCGATACGGTGAATCGTGTATGTGCGGCACTAGGCGTGCGGTTAATTGCACAGCCCATACATCCTGCGTGATCTCTTAAGCCGCAATTTTTTCTTTTAGCGCAACATGCTGAACCAACAAGAGGAACTATATGTGTACTCACACTGTAGCGTGCGTATTCGCGTCTCTTAAGCGTTTTTGTGAGCTCTTAGAATGGGGGCGAGGTAAATAACAGTGCATTTCGATATGTATACCAGCAGCAGTCGCCATGTTAACAAGCGCATCTAAACCAAATAGATCGATTTTTCCACGTACCAGATCAGAAATACGGGGCTGTGTCACACCAAATAATTTCGACGCTTGCAATTGGCTTAATTTAGCACCCCTAATATATTGAATAATCACCAACATCAACGATGAACGAAGCTTCATATTTTCAGCTGCTTCAGGCGTATCTTCAATTGCATCCCATACGCTTGTAAATTGTTTAGTGTTCATGCTTCAACTCCTTTAACAAATCCCGGTAGCGTTTCTCTGCTAAATCTAAATCTGCTTTGCTTGTCTTCTGCGTTTTCTTTTGAAAACAATGTAATACGTAAATAGCATCGGCAAATTTTGCTACATAAATCACTCTAAATATCCCTACAGCATCACGGACTCTTATTTCCTCGACACCCGCTCCAATTGTAGACATGGGCTTCCAGTCTTCTGCCTTCTCACCGTGCTGAACTCTATCAAGCTGATATCCGGCCTCTTTTTTTGCTTGATCCGGGAAAGCCCGCAAGTCGTCAAGAGAACTTCCTTGAAATACGATAGGTTTAGGATCTTGCATTGCACGCATTATATAAAATTTTGTATAAAAGTGCCAGTAGGCTTCTCGATCATTGCCTTACTACGTCTATATAGTGTTCCCAGGGAAACCCCTGTACACCTGCGTCGAGTATGAAGAACATATCTCAAAAATCTCTGCTATCAAATGCAACCTTAACAATACCATTGGTCTATAACTTCATAATAAAACACAGCGCATAGTAAGGCGGGCGGTTCTCATGTGCCTGTCCACCACCTACTGCCTTAATATCAACTTGGTGCGTGTGTTGTCCTGCGGCATGAGTAGTGAAATTATGTGCATGCTGTCCCGCTGCTTCTGTATTGTTTGGCGCTTTAAGAGGTATCCCATAGCCATGCCCATCTCCTGCGGAATGCCGCAATGAGTCTTGAGAAACATGACCTCTATACCTGTGTTCATGAGCACCCTGCATATCGGTATTGCCGGTATGCTGGTGATAACCCTGTGAATCAGTCGATGCGGCATGGGTATGCGAAGGTAATTGTGCTTCGCTCAGTGCCACAAGTGCAGACCCACCCGTATTGGCAACGGTATATCCGCCTCCTGCGCCGACAATAAAACGATCGCGCAAATCTGGCGTATCTCGTGTGCCATCACATAATGCCCAATCAGGTGGAATGGTATTTGCTGCACCACGCCACATCGCAATAATCCCTGTGGGGGTAGAATTTTGGACAGCAGTGTTGACTGCCAGTTGTACAAAAGCAGTATTGGCCTGGCATAGGCTGTTGTCACCTATCGGCGGTGTGGGGGTCTGCGGCGCGCCGCTAAAAACAGGATTGTGCAGG